AGCCGCGGAAGATTTACGAGCCATAGACACGTCCGCTTGCTGTATGGGTGCCCATACTCGTAAGGCTGTATCGTCTGCGTGTACCTAGGCAGTCCGTATATGCGGCTTGGGACGGGATTTTCGACGCAGATTCTTGGGCAATCCGCACCCAAAAAACGCATGAAAAATGCCTTGGCTTCCAAGCCTTTTTCGTACCTCTCTTGATTGAGTACATGGCCTTTCCAAAGGTGCCGTGCTCCGGCGTTGCTGAGATATGTGCAGGGCGGATGTGCAATCAGTAGATCCCATGTGCCGTCAATCCGATGTGCTGAACCGTCCATTGTTGTGACGATACAGTTGCCGTCAATGTACGGCAGTACATCGCCTTGTATATGCCACTCTGGGTGTCCTCCGGAGCACTCCTGCACGTCGCAGCTGTATGCCTCGTGTCCAAGTTCTCTAAACGCTGTGCACACTCTCTGCGATTCCTCGCACGCTACCAGTACTTTCATGTTTTTCCTCTCCTTTCGATGTATTTTCATCGCACTTCGCCATAACGGCGTTCATCGCCACTCTGGCACGCAGCTCCTTGCTGGTTTCGCCGAGGACTTCTGGGATACCGCCGCCAGCGTACAGATGTGCCAGCATCGGCTTGTCTGCCTTACTCATCGGCAGGGACAGCAGGTATTTTATCACGCCGTCGTATTCCTCGGCGGTCATTTTGAGAATCACTGGTCAGTCCTCCTCTTTCATGTTTCATCTTCATTTGCAAGCTTCAATCCGGCATAATCCAGCACTTCTTCTGTGATCTCATCCAGAAAGTAGACCAGCGTTTCTGTCGGCTCTTCATAGTCGCAGTCGATACTCAGGTCAATTACGATTGCAAACTTGAAGCCGTTTCCGCTGTAGTGTGTGTGCAGCCAGTCGTAGATCAGCCTGAGATTCGTGCTTTTGAAAATGATGCAGTAGTTGCCATGCTTGTCTTGCACATCTTCAATCACCTTCACGGTGCATTCACCTCCATGTACAACAGTTCGCAGCAGCTCGTCATACGCATCTCTGGCGTGCTCGTATGCCGTTCTGGCGGCATCCAGTCTGCATTTTTCTTCCTCCACACGTCTGGCGGTGGGCAGCATGTCCTTGATGAGACAGATCCCGCCGATGGTCCACAGGTCGGCGATGTCCTTCTTGCTCTGGACTGCCGGGTGATAGCAGTAGACGTAGTGGATCTCGCTGAACTCTGCCTCTGTGTACGGGCGGCTGGTCAGGCGGTCAAATTCGGATTGCAGCATGGGTCAGTCCTCCTTTTTTTCCATGATGATACTTCCTTTCACGTATTTACTTTGCAGCATTTTTCTGTGCCTCTACCGCAGCGATCGCTTCATCGGCGTGCTGCTTCACATACTCCAGAAACGCTGCGAAGAAATCGTTCTGCGGTTCTTTGCCGGAAGAACGAACTTCCACCGGCATCTCTTTCAGGTTGGTTTTTGCCATGTTATGCTCCTTTCTGTGTGCGTGCAGCGTTCTGCTCGCCGATCTGCATTCCGGCGAAGATCGCAGCGATCGCCAGCTGTGCCAGTGCCAGACCGTCCATGGGCGACGTTGCCGCCGCATAGCTCCGGCAGGCTTCCAGATACTGCTCTCTGTCCGTCCTGTCCACCTGTTTCGTCACGGTATTGTTCATATGATTCACCTCGCTTTGCGGAATTGTGGAGCGTCCGGGAGTTGCACCCGGCTGATACTCGTCGCCCCATCTGCGGCAGCATTGCCAGTACTGCCGCATGGATAAGAAAGGAGGTATTCGCCACAATGGCGATTGAAGATTGAAGATGTTGGTAAGCGGTTTTGCGCCATGCTCAGGACGGTAGGGGTTACTCCTCTTTGAGTTCAGAGAGAAACGTATCATGAAGCATTTTTGCTGCTTCCTCAAGCTGATCGTCTACACCTACACCCAGGCGGTCAATCAGATATTTCAGACGTTCCTCTGCCTCTGTTCTTGTGCTAAAGTGTTCGTCCACAACACTTTCGCCGTGAAAAAGATATACAACGTTGCACGCCTCTGGTTCATCGTCAAACATACTCTCAACAATGTAAACACTACAAACTTGTTCGAGGTTTACCAGACTGCCGTCGTTCAATTCAATCCATCTCATAATAATTTTCCTTTCTGATTACTCGCCAAGGACAACATATTGCAGACTGCATTCGCCGTCCGTGTCCTCTATCCGCTGTCTTGCCGCTTTTCGCATTTCCTCATAGCTGTTGTAGCAACCGATCTCTTCACCGAGATCAACACCGGTTTCGTAGGTGTCGTATAGGATATAGGTTTTCATGTTTTTCACCTCCTCGGTATCGTTTTCTCTTGCTATGATTCAGTCGCAATTATAGGATTTGCATTCTCATCGGTTACGGCAAATTCTTTCCTTGTGGTAAGAAAGCAGCCATCCGGCATCTGACAAATTCCTTTTTGGCACTCTGTATTTTTCTGTGGATCACACAGATACAGAGTGCTTTTTTCATCGGTTTTCACTGTTTTTCACCTCCTCGGTTTCGTTTTCCCCTAAGGGGAGATACAAGATTTTCAGCGTTTACGCCGCTTCCCGTTCGATCAGCGGATAGATACCGTCTGACTTCAACAAGTCATATATGAACAGCCGTCCCTTTTGTGTCCAGTAGGTGTGCGGTTCCGCAGCGTGTTCCATGCCGTCGTCGCCGTGGTAGGTGTGCGTCTTGGTGCTGGTGTAGCCCATGCCCGCATACTTCTGATACAGCAGCCACGTTTTGCCCTGCTTATACTGCACGCCGTGTTTGTGGAGATATTCATTCAGCTTCTGGGCACTCCACCCGTAGTCCTTTGCAATTTTACCGATCGAAATCAGGTCCTTGCAGTTCAGCACCACATCGTAGTAGCTTGCCTTGGGCTGTAGCTCTGCGATCTGCTGGTTCTGCACGGCAACGGTGGTTTCCAGCTGCTTTCGCTGTGCCTGCTCCGCTTTCAGCTGCGTGGCGAGTTCAATCAGGAAGCCCGGCGAGGTCAGAGCTCGTTCCAGTGTCTGATCTGTCATGTACGCACCGTGCTTGCGGATAGACGGCAGGACTTCGTTGGTAACCCATTTCCGGAACGGTTTCGCCTGCGGTTTGTCCGACCTGAGAATTACAGCATACAAGCCGGATTCATTGATGCAGTTTGTAGCACCACCACGTAACCCTAACTCAAAGTTAGCCTTTTCATCAGGTTCCAATCTGTCCGCAACTTTTGATGGATTGGACAAATCCAGCACCTTGCACACGTCCGCCAACACCCACCACGGTTCGCCGTTTTTCTGAATGGTACGGACTTCGGAACTTTCATAGTTCCATGTTTGTAAGTTGGTATTCATGTTTCATCTTCCTTTCTGTTGTATTCCCAGCTCCGATGTGATATAATGGAGTAAAAGGATGTGATTTTATGACGTTTAAAGATCTAATACTTAGCAAAGAAGTGATTGTAGCAATTCTTTCAAGTGCATGCAGTATTTTTATAGCGATCCTTTCCATGAAAAAAGGTAAAAACAAACCCTTGCAAAAGGAGCAACTCGAAACGATCTACTTTCCAATATTTATCATCTTAGAAGAAGTCTTCTACCGATATTCGGAAGACGAGACTTTTTCCAAAAAGATTGATGCCGCTTACGCAATTGTTCAAGACAACCGTTTGATTGCTGGAAACGACTTATATGAGCACTTCTGGTATTTCTATCAAAATCCGTGCGAAGAATCATTCGATTCCCTTTCCAATTTTATTATCAGAAAATACAATTCACTTCTAAAAAAGAATGGGCTTTCCAAGATATCTCCGTTTTATAGAGCCAGAAACAAATTGTATGACCGATTTGGGCTTATCTTCTTTTACGCAAGCTTTGTTTCCGTCAAAATAGCCCAGTTTTTAGCTGTACTTATTTTGACTTTAATCATTTTCTCAATATTTAACACCGCATTAAACCTTATCGTTTAACGCCCAAATCAAAATGAAAATAGCATTGTATACAAAGAGATTCACGAACTGGAGCCGCGTCCCCGCTCTCTGTTCGCAGACGCTTTTCAATAGCAATGCAATCAAGATACCGTTTGTGATCAACCATATCAGTCGCATGTTTTTCACCCCCCTCGGTTTCGTTTTCCCCTAGGCGGGAAACAGGATTTTCAGCGTTTACGCATTTTTGCGTTTGCTGTAATTATATTATACGCTCATTTGCGTACATTGTCAAGCGTTTTTTACACTGAAAAATACACAAAGATGCGTTGCTGCTTCTGTCTAATTTGCACAAATGCGGACTTTCAGAAGATTTAACGTCAATTCACTATTGACAATGTACGCAAAAATGCGTATAATAATATTTGGAAGGAGGTGATTTACTTGTTACAAGATAACTTAAAGAAACTAAGGGAAGAACGTGGCTTGACAAAGCGAGAACTGTGCGAAAAAACAGGCATCTCCGAACGTGCCTACCTTACTTATGAATTCGGAGAGCGTGAACCTAAAATCAGTGTTGTTCAAAAACTCGCCGACTTCTACGGCGTCACCACCGACTACCTTTTAGGCAGACCGACCGCCCAGCCGCCGACAGATGCGTTGGAGCGACTGTTCACGGAGAAGTCTTTTTCCGCACTGGAAGAGGAACTGCTCCGAAAGTACATGGAGCTGCCCCACGAGGCACGGCAGGCAGTGGTGCGGTTCATCAATGACGCCACTGCAAAGGCATTGCAGCGAAAGAACGGCACTGCTCCGCAGAAGCTGCTTGTCATGAAACGCAGTCTGCACAAGGTGTCCGCCGGAACCGGCTACGATCTGAACGATTCTGACGCATGGGAAACCGTCACCGTTAAGGATACGGACGACAGCCGCAAGGCAGACTTCCTGCTGGAGATCGAGGGCGACAGTATGGAAACCACGTTCCACGACGGTGAAACCGTCTGCGTACAGCAGACTCCCTGCGTGGAAGTCGGTGAGATCGGCGTGTTCTGGGTGGACGGCTGCGGCTACATCAAGGAATTGGGCAACGGCTGCCTGATCTCCCACAACAGCAGCTATGACCCCATCCCCC